CGGGATATTGTTGTCGCCTGGAGTGTTGCACCCCCATTGTCCATCACAGAAACAGGTAGTGCTGCTTCCATTGTTTACTAAGGGAACAGGGTACATTCCGTTTATTTTCTTTATATATCTACCGTCTGTAAGATTACGAGCCACTTCAACTTTATCCTCAAACTTGGTAGCATCATTTCCAACCACAGTAGCCTTTACGGAAGCGACTTCTGGGTCACGGGTAAAATACAGATACCGTTTTCCGTCAACTAGCTTGGTTATACCACCAAAACAGCGTACCCAAGCATCCCCATGCAAAAGATTCTCACACCACCATAACTTATAGGGTTTAAACTCGAAACTTTCCGTGGCTACTTCACCAACAACAGTATTACTGTATCTTGTAGCGGTAACGGTCCATTGTCCGGTAGCCTGATGTTTGGAATCCAAAAGGCCATTCTTGAACCGCCCATAGGTATCCTGACTAGTAGTCATACCCGGAAGATTGGCTTGTATATCTCTTGTCTGGTACTTAGCAACCGCCAACCATGCAAGACAAACGTTCTGCCACCAAGTATATCCTAGCATATCCGCAGAAGTAGCTGAAAGCACATTGCAGAAATCCTGAACAGATTGGTTATTTATAACCTGATAATTGCTGCAAGTCTTTATTTTATCATCCTCTACATATTGGTTATATCTGGGCATGAGAATACTTTCATAGGGAATAAATCTGTGATAGCCACATGGAGCTTCCTTATCCAGATTAAAGAACACTCTCGATTTCTTATTGATGGCATCATAGAAATAAGAGATATTGAAATTAATCATTTCTGCGCCTTGAAAATAATTGGCATCCTCCAAATGACTTGGAGAACCATCCGCACGTAACGTTACATCATCTTGTAGATATGCAAAGTCAGTACCATCCAGTTTTTTCTCACAGGGTTTATTGGCAGCTTCCCACTTAGCCATGAAGTAATCATAGTACGGCTGGTTTATGATTGTGACAGCAGGGTCAGCCTGTGACGAACTCTCTTCATCCCCATATTCGATAGCGAAATAACCTACATCGGCAAGGGCTACTTTGGAAAGTTCGTCAAGTTTGCCGGACAATGCCGCTTCGGCAGCTTTTGAACGGGTAATCTCATCGTTGATACTCTTAGTGATTGCAGTATCATCATAGTTTGCCAATCCTGCAAGTTTTTCTTTCTCTTTGGTTGTGAAATTATTGTCAGTATGCACATAGTTCGTATCCTGCACGAAATTTCCATCATTACTAAGCTGGGAAAGTTTAGTAGGTATCTTTGCAGTGATTTTGGATTCCAGTGCAGCAAGCATGGCAGCAAGATTTTCCGTATCAGTGACACCCTCCAAGAATTTTTTAACTTCATTGAATGAATCAATGACCTTATTAGGATTCTCGTTAACCAGTGTATTGATAGTTGACTGTAAGGATGCGATGTTCTTCTTTACCTCCGCATCATTGTAATTGGACAAACCCTCCAGTTTGTTCTTGAGTACAGTGGTGAAATCTTCTGTGGAAAGTTGTTTTCCCTCAACTTTATCTACTTTAGAAGCAAGATTCTGGGTAATTTGGGTTCCTGTGGGAAGTCCGGCAAGTTTCTCCTTTTCAGTAGTCGTATAATCATTCGCAGACAACCCTTTTCCTGATTCCTTAGGTTGGTAGTTCTGGGAAATAAACAGTTTTATCTTAACTTCAAAATCAGATATTGCCGTAGTTATTGATTGGCTTACAGAAGAGGACATTTCGGAAAACATACCTTCAAGAGTGTCCGTTTCGGCAATCCCACTAAGAAAAGCAACAATCTCGTGGAAACGGTTAATAACATTATCCGCATCGGCTGTGTCCGAAATAAAATCAGTGAAATCCTTGGAAAGTTTGCTTATGGAACTTGACAGTGTACCTTCTGCTTCTGTGGCACGAGTTACTTCATCAGTAATCATCTTGACAATATCCTTAGCTGCCAAGGTAGCAAGAAACTGCTTTTCCTCCGAAGTAAAATTTTCATCAGAGAGTGCCTTTCCAGCCTCCTGTTCAACTTTTGCATTAATGGCGGATATTATCTGGTTAAATTCGTCCGCTGTGAACTTGTCACCTGTCTTTTTACGTAAATCTAAGTGCATGGTTATTCTAAATTTAAGGGCAGGGTGTACGGGAACCCCTCACCCGGATTAATGATATTTTCCTTCTCAAACATCTTACTCCGCAGGATAATAGCCTGTACAAGTTCCACTTCTTTAGGTTTGACAGCATAAATCCACGGTTTCAATGTAAACTCATAGTTCATCTCATACACTCCGTCAGTACGTGGAATATCAGTAGGTCTTACGGTATAAAGAACCACATCACCCACTTCATCACCATCCACCACTTTTTTATTGAACAGAAATCCTGTCTGACTAACAAATGTAGAGTTGAAATAATCCTGCATGGCTAGAAACTCGTTATAACTCTTTGATACAATGCTGACATCATAACGAAATTCCATGCGTACTGGTCTGCGGTACAGGTATCCTGTCAATTCAGAGAAACCCTTTCCGCCAAAATAAGTTTTCATATCCACAAACCAATCTCTGCTAGGCACAGGCGTATAGTCCATTATGGCGATACACGGATAAATCTGATTCTCCTGTTCCTCCACGTAGTCAAAGCTGGACTTTCTAGCATACCTAGACAACAGGGTGATACTTTTGTCGCCTACCATAATTTTCAGATTATGAAATTGCCGGAAAAATTCGCTGTGGGTCTGTCGGATAGATGTAAGCATAACTATTTTTTATAACCTATGTTGAACTTCTTGAGTAAAAACTTAATCGCTGTATCATAAACAAAAACAGCCGCAAAATAACTTGCAGCCAAAGTCTGTACTGGTATATCAGTGTACATTCTGAATATCAAAAACATAACAGCACCGTTTCCGAAAGTAATTACTCTTTTCAACCATGTGGGAACCTTGGCAGCACCATTAAGGTAATCCACCAGCTTAATCAGAAAGTACGTACCTATGATAACGGAAAATATGTACTCCAGATTGAACACTTTAAATATTCCTTCAAAAAGTAAATCCATTATAGTTTCTTTTTATATTTACCACCATGTTTCACTACAAATCGGGCTATGGCATTTTCTGCACGGGAGAAAGCGTCATTTTTCTTTGCTCTCCTGTCATTCTCCAGCACTTGTTTTCTTTCAGCAGCAGACAACCCCTCAGATTTGGGTCTTTTATTCTTATTTCTGCCCGATTCCCCGTAGTCGGCAAAACGTTTGTACCCGCGTTTCGCTTCCATATCAAGTATCCTGGCACGTTCTTCCTTGGAGATGAACTTGTCGGTAACAATAGGTCCGGTGGTTTTACCCAACTTGTCATTAAGAACCTGTACAAATTCATCACCCGGCTTACTGGAAGATTTCTTGGGAGAACGGACACCCTTTTTTCCTACACGACGGGTATATCCTTTTACGGTAATCCACTCACCTTTCTTATTCTTCCTCCGATGTTCCTTTATTGTTACTTCTGCTGTCATGTTTACTGTCAAATTTACCAGTTTTAAAAAAAGATAGCATCTTGTCTTTGGCGTCACTTTCAAAATCACGAAAAGTATTCCGGAAAATTGGTCTTGGGGGTATGTGTCTATCCTTAGTACCATATTCCTGCACTATGGCAAGCTGCAAATTGGTTAACTTACTGTCCTCACGTGGAGTGTCCTCCACAGAAACAACAGTTCCTTCACGATAGATTGAATCCACCAGTTCGTGAGAGTTAATCCACGGAACGTCACTTCCTTTTCTCTCAATGGTAGATTGGGCAAGCTCAAAACCGTAATAGTTGGTTTCAATATTTTCAATGACCTGTTCCTTGAACTGTTTGGCAATTTCCTCACCTACACGTTGCATATCAGAACGAAAGTCCTCTACTTTAGGTTTCTTAAAACCCGGTGGAGGACGAAACATTGATTTCGGTAATCTGGGAAGTCTTGCCATAATTAGTATTCATTATCTTGGTAATATTCATAAATATCACGATACCAGCTCTTGGTTTTTCCACGTGGTCCACCCACTTGGTTAAGGGCATCCTGTATCTCGTTACGTTCACGATAAGCCGGTGGCGGAGTGGATTCCTCACGGGCTATCTTCTGAATATCCGGATAGCGTGGAACTTTAGGCCAAGGATGATTCAAGTCCTTATTTGTTTCTGCCATCTTTCATTTTCCATTTAGCCGGAAGCATATCGGTAGCACCTAATGCTCTGGCACGTTTCATAATATGATGTTTTACCAACTCCGGACTTTTAGCCCTGCCATAAGAAGAAATAGCGTTAGCCAAATCCCTTTTACTTGCAATAGGATAGGAACCATCCGGAAGCGCATCTCCTTTTGAAGCCAGTTTATCACGTTGTTTCGTACTGAAATCCTTTGCACCACGAAAAGCGGACACCTTATCCTTACGGGAGTGCCGCCTTACGACAGAAACTTTGTTCCGTCCTTTTCTCTTATGAGTTTTTACCTGTATCATTTTATCCTCCTTTCAAGTCGTCCTTAACGAATATCTGCAAACCAATGCAGCTACCGTAAAGTTCCTCCAAATAAATAATCTTATCAATGACTTGAACATGACCTTCAAAGTGAATCTTGGTTTTATTCCAATTGAGATGATAGTCACCCAGTTTAGGTACAAGTTGTTTAGGTGATAGATAAACAATCCCGTTCACCTCTTTGGGCAGCCCATATTTCTCACGGGTGCGGTTTGGAATCTCCTTTTCATAGAGTGCTTGGAACTCATAAAACTCGGAAGTTCTAGGACTGTCACCTACAAAGGCATCCATAGAAAACTCTTCGGTAGGTTCTACTTTCTGGATAGTAACCACCTCAAGTCGTATCTTATAGGGAGTATTAAGCAACTTCTTATAAAATATATTCTGATACTGAAAGAATTTAGTCCTACTTACTAGCATTTTTCAAAACCGACAAACTGAATTTTACATCTTATCCTTTACTTTCTTAAAAATGGGGTCTTCCGGACGTATTCTCTTTCCTCCACTCGTGAATACCTTATCGTGCATGAAATTATAGAGATATTTCTTACCTCCCACAGTTACTTTACGGGCGTATCTGTTCATTTCATCTTTGGTAGCCTTAGTATTGTAGTAGGCATTTCTTTTTTTCTCCTGTTCTTCTTTATACGGGAGCATACCCAATTTAATCCTTTCCTCATCCGAAAGGTTTAGTTCGCCAAACTTTTTTAATTTGGCTTTAAGTTTCATAAGTTCATCTCCGGAAGCAGACTTACTTGCGGAATCTTTCTTATTTCTACCATCCTTACCTTTTCGAGTATATGCACGAACGGTAATTGTTTTTCCGTTTTTTAAACGACGCTGATAAGATTTTACGTTATGTTCCATAATTAGGGCGTTTTAGATAATATTCCTCTTGATAAAGGAGATAAAGTAAAGGGATAGCTGTCAAAGTATTCACGGAAATCAAGTTCTCTCTGCAATTGTATGTAACCCGGAATCACATTGTCTTTGCGTAGGGAATAATCTCCGAAAGTTTCCTCAAGCAATCCTCTCAAATAGAGCATGAGTTTATACCAAAACGAATACCTGTCACCCCATGTATTGTCAGAACCCACACGGTTGAAGTCCTCGTAGAAATACCCTTGGGAAGTATCTTCCGTAACAGTAAACACGGAACCTATCTGAACTGTGGTGGAAGTAGGAGATGATTTGCCATCGGAACCTGTATAATCAGAGCCATCAGTAAAAGTTTGCCCGATAGCGTTTGCAGCGTTTTCATACAAACGTCTTTTATCAACCAAATAATAGGAAACCCATATAGCCAAGTGTTTCTCACTGGGGCGTTTCAGTTTTCCTATAAGTTCGTCATTTATTTCCTTGTCACAGATGTCAAGTATCTTAGCATAGTACCATCTTATCATTTCCACAATCTCCGAATCAGAAAAGAAGTATCTTCTGAAAGCGGTAAAGTCCTCTGTAAGTTCCTTATTTACCTTGATTAGTGAATTAGCCGGTTCCTGTCCTCTGAAATACGGAGTATAAGCTACGATTATTCCTTCTTCGATAAGTTTGTCCATTACATCTTCCATAGTAGGGTACTCATGGAAAATGATTTCTACGATGATTTTCTTTGATGATTCTTCTGTTTCTCCCTCTGCTACTTTATACAAGGTTAGCTTTCCCTTGACTGGTTCTACGTTCGGGTCAGAAATTTCCGGTTCAAAACTAGGGTCAATTTCAATAAAGTTCCCGCTCCCTATCTGTTTGACAGCGAAAGCAGGAATAATGAAGCGGTCAAAGGTAAGCTCCCTAACCGCTTTCATTATTTCATTCAAAGTAACTTTAGACTGGGCCATGATTATTTATTAGCGTCTGTAACCTTTGCGACTGTTAGTTAATATAGCAGCCACATCTTCGGGAACCTTATGTTCCTTGTCTTTTCTCAACTGGTAGTGAGTACCGCCAACCCAAGCATCAATATCTTCAAGGGCATAAAATGCAACACTCTTTGCAGATTTCTTGACTACGGTAACTTCCTGTTTAGTGTCTACTATTGCTGATGTGATTTCTTCTGGATTATTTTTTGCCATGATTGATAAAATATTTAACTGTTACTAAATGGGCAAAGCCCCCTCTGTTATACAGAGAGAGTTTTGACAATATTCTTTTCTTCAATGATTCCGGTTCCCCAAATACCATACCAGCCAAGAGTATGTTTACGTCCCATATCGACAACGCCATCGTCACGTAGTTCAACATCGAGAGCCACACCCCATGCGTATGCGTTTTCTCCGAAGAATACAGCTTCATACCCTTCTTGGATAGAACCGTCGTTACCGTATTTAGTCTTGAGTTGTTCGGCATTTAAATGGGGCATCTGAGTTGTTTCAATAAAGATAACACCCTCATACATACCAACCTCACCGATATACAACTGTCTACGCCCCATATAGGTATTGGCATTAATCCAAGCGGGGTCGTCACGTAATTGACGGAGCTGGTGCGGAGATGCAATACAAACATAATAATCGCCATTGATTCTTGGAGAATCATTTGAAGCCAAAATTTCTACGGCATCCTTAACTGTTTTTGTAGTGAATGTACTAGTCGTAGTCATGTCTATAAATGACTTGGCTGTACCTCCGTAAACCACATTTGGAGTCTTTAATACTGTATCACGGAATTGAGTATCCAATACTCTAGCCATGTTATTTGCCAGAAGTTTGGAAGCGTCACCCAGTACGTCAAGCATAGAAGTACGTAACAAGTATTCAGTAACTTGTACCGCATTACCCTGCTCTTTAACGGGAACAATAATTTCCGATGTACTCATTCCTTCCGGTGTCAGAACATCATTTTCCTCAAGTTCTCCACCACCTTCAAGATTATCATATTTAACGAATACAATGGCTTTTCCTCTTACCGCCTGTAAGTCACGTTTGATTTTGGCGAATTGCAAGAAACGCAAACGAGGCTGTGCCTTGTACAAAACCTCACGAGAATAGAAATCACGGACTGCCTGTGGAATAGACACATAACCGCCTTCATTTACTCCAGCCGATGTAGTATCACCAAAGAACAGGAATCCTAATGTTGCCAATAACATTGGCATTAATACAAATAGAATTGACATAATCTTTACTTGTTAATTTAAACTGTTTATTATAACTGAGTAGGACCTACACCTCCATAAGTGGCACGAAGTTCTGCCTCAAGCTGTTCTCTGCGAGCAGCAAATTCAGACATTGGCATATTCTTTATGTTTGTAGGACCTGAAACTTCGGGCGCTTCTCTGCGTGGAACTGTCGGTGCAGGAGCAGCCGGTACAGGGCTTGGAGTTGGTGATGCAGCCTGTGCACGGGCTTCATTCTCTTTCCGCATCTGTTTTGCAATAAGTGGGTCAACAACAGGTTTCTCACTGTGCAATACTGCTGCGGAACTAGGACTTGGATATTTGCTGCGCAAATGGATGGATTTCTCTAAGGAAGCATCCAATTCCTGCTTGGAATTACCCTCTACAAGTTCTGGAATACACTCATTGATATGCGCCTGAATAATTGAGTTCCGATATGCTTCCAATTCTTGCTTTCTCTGTTCCTCGGAGTTTTGAATAACAGGGCTGATTACCTCAGATACAGTATTTTTCAAGGAGGTTTCCAAATCTTCACGTGTAATGAATGTACCACGCAACGCTTCTACGATTTCCTTGACATTGACTCCAGCACCACTACCTTGTGAATCCGGAACCACTTGTACCTTACGTAAATCTTCCAGTTGATTCTTTAAAGACTCAAACTGGGAGTACAACTTGTTTTTCTCAACTTTAGATACAGCCTGCATGAACTTCTGCAATTCGGGGGTATCTCTCACTACATAAGTAATACCATTAATTGTAACACTTTCTGGGATGCTTACGTTTCTTCTTTCTTCTTCGTTCATTTTTTCTACGATTAAAAAGTAACAATTAGATTTCTACTACTTAATAAGGTTGTCTTTCAGAACATTATTACCGTTGCCCTTTACTGTGGCTTGGGTCATTTGTTCTCTACTAACCAACGGTGCGCTAGGCGTACCCGGATTGACGAATTTTTCGCCAACCTGCATACCCTTATTTTGCCCGATGTCATGTAATGCTTCGGGATTTTTAGGGTCTAATGTTTGCAATCCTGCCATAACATTTGATTTTAAAATGAAACAATTTGTTATTTTATTACTGATAGCGTTCAAAAGTAGGAATTATTTCTAAATTGACAAAATAAAACCTACTTAAATTAATTCCTAGAACTCTTCACTGCCTTGTTCTTCACCAAATTCATCCGGAGTTTCATCAACGTTTTCCTCATTACCCGTACTGGGGGCTTCTTCACCACCTGCGGAACTTAGTGCAGCTATGCGTGCCTGTAAAACTGCCTCCGCCACAGTATCATCATCAATCTCATTAAGCAAATCCGGTATGTTTTGTTTTCCCATACGTTCCATGATTTCCCTACGTGAACCAAGTTTCATCTGTAACTCCATCTGTGCACGTTGCAGTTCATCCATCTTATCTTTGGGGAAACCGAAAGCAAACACAGGTTCAACCTGCACTTCGGAAAGGAAATCCGGACTTAATTTCTTTATCCGTTTAAACCGTTTGTTATCCGGGTCCTCTATCTCAAGAATACGGAAAATAATATTGTTCATCTGTGAAATACCCTCACCATAAGTCATTGCCTTTATGTTAGCCTGTTGTATAAGCGGATGGTAGGTAATCTGCAATGCCGCAGCAGAAGTATTGCTTATAGCCTGAATCTTACCAAGCGCATTTTCCGGAACATCTGACAATTCGTGCATTGCGGTTTTCAAGTCTTTTGCAAAATTAACGGCAGCGGACAAATCAACATCCAATCCTAAATTAAATACGTTGGCTTCGGCAGGAAGTCCTGCCCATATCTGACCTAAGCCTTTTTTCAATGACTTGGCGGAAGCACCTGTAATTACCGTGGTCGGAGTAACATGGTAGTCAATCACGGCTTTCAATTGTTGCATCACCTCATTATAAATCTTGTTTATCTTGAGAATATCATTGGCATCAGACTTTCCATAGTATCCGGAAGAATTGGGCTTGTTCTTTATATGCACTACTGGAATGAACCCGTATTTGTTTTGAACCTCGGTATGTTTGTATTTGGCTACGTTACTTTCCTCAAGGTTAACATCCACTTGATACCAAGTTTCAATAGTTTCCGCACTCATTTTAATAACATATAGTTTATAAGGCTGGTCGGGTCCGGATTGTAAAGGCTGACGTACCAAGAAAGATTTCACCTTATTATAATCGCCGTTATCAAATTCCACAAAACATTGTCGGCTGTCAAGAACGGAAACCTTGCAATATCTGTCCTGAACTTCCGGCATCCATTCACACATAAGCCAACAGTCACCTGTGATACCACCCATTTGCAGCATCTCATAGGATAACTGTAATTTGTGTGACTTGCCCCAATGATACATCATAAGTTCCTCGGCAATCTTTTCCAGTTCACGGTCAATCTGGTTGGAGTAGAAACTCTTCACATGGAAAGTGAAAGCCTCATTACCCAGCAAGAACATATTGACCTTATCAATAAACGCCTTTATATAATTAAAGGAAAGCATCCCGTCATTGAAGTCCTTATAATGCATCCCGTCATAGAACTTCCAGTACAGGTAATATTTGGTGATTCTGTCAAGTTCCCATTTATTGTCCTGCACTATGTTCTGCAATACAAAACTACGTAAAACGTTAGTTGCCTCACTAAGTGGACGACTGTCCTCATTCCAATATTTTGAACCCGGATAACCGCTGTAGCTACCACCAGTAGGGTCCATACCTCCTACATTTATTCCCATTAGTACGAATGTCTTTTTATTGCGTTAATTGTTTCAGTTATTCCGCTGTACAGGGGGTTATCGGAAACTTCCATTTCCTCCTTAACCTCCGCTTCCTCATTTGCAGCAAGACACATAAGTGCCGCACTGTCCACCATATCGTCAAAATACCCCTCCGTTTTTTCGCACACCATAAAGGAGCCGTTGAAATACTTCTGACAGTTTTTCATCTGTTCCTCGAATTTGGAATACTCGGAAGTTCCTCTCACCACTTTATTAGCCGGAACTATAAGTCTGCGTGTCTTAATATCAGAGATGAAATTATACCACATGTCTGATTTGCTCTGTGAGGTGAAAGTATATGGAGTTATATCCACGTATTCGCCACAAGCATACATAAGCCGGTCAACAACGGGTTTTCCCACACCAGTATAATCCGCGTATATTTTGGCGATATTAAATTCGGCTATATAATCAAGAAGTATATGATGCTGTTCCTCATAATCAGCGCCACCAAGACACGCCCAGCATAATACCTGCTTATATGGATTCTTAAACGGTTCATCCAAGTCTTTCCACGACTTACCTATGGTAAGCACTGTTTCAGCAGGAGATTTACCGATATCCAAACCAGCCACAACAAAATCGGTAACATTGGGAACCTGAAATCCCAACTTGCGGTTTATGATTCCATTAAATTCCTTATCCGTAAGAAGCATACCGCTTTCAATATCCCAAATAAGGGCGTAGGCAAGTTTGAACGCCTGTGATTCCTCACCCCAACGTTCACGCTTGCGATAGATGTCAGCCTCGTAGTTCAAATGGAATCTCTTTCCGTCCTTTTCATACTGCTCACGTCTGCTGGCGATAATCTTCTTATAGTCATATTCGTAATGACGCCGGATGCGTGGGTCAAGGGTTTTTCTGTCCAGTTCACGGTTATGCTTTATTTCATAGTAGAAATGGTTCTTGGTCATACCTGTTGTACCTACCTTTATAAGAGTACCCGCGGTTGAGGAAAGCATAGGTTCGATAGACTTGCTGACAATAAGGTCGTCAACATCCTGCGCTTCTTCGACAATAACCAAATCATACGTCTTTGATTCAATCTTGGATTGCTTACTGGCAACCTGTCCGGCAAGAAAAGAACCGTTTGACAATTCAAGGCGTGCCACACTTTCTAGCCATACGTCAATATCCGGGTCTGTAAGAACCATATCCGCATTTGCAGACCTCAGTCGGGTCATTGAACGTGAATAGGTAGTGACAACCTGGTCCGACTGGGGAGCGAAAAGCCCTACACGGAATCCGGTTTTGAACTGTTCCAAGTCGGGAATAACTGAAGCCAATGCCGGAAGAATAACACATAGCGTATCAATGACAAAAGCCATAACCTCGGATTTACCCGACTGACGGGAAAGAAGCACTGTCTTTACGTCACCCGAAAAAGTTATCACAGAGTATATGATTCCGTATGCTATATCTTCCTGATAGGAGTACAGGGAAATACCAGTAAGAACTTTGCCGAACTCCATAATCTTGGCGGTTACATCGTGGGCATCAAACTCCACGGTTTTACCTACCAGTTCCTCGGTATGTATTTCGGAAACGCTCTTACCAGTAGCCTCGAACACGTATCCCTGTTCCTTTAGTTCTTTTTTCTTCTTACTACGTACAGGCATATTATTCCTCTCTTATATCATAAGACATATTACCTTTCATATTCCGCCATGTTTGGAGAAAAACGTTACACTCTTTAGAATAGGGTATGAAGCTGTCACTCTCCACCCAACAATTGGGAGTTTCATAAAGGTGTATCTTTTCAATCTGAATACCATGTTCCGAGGGAGTGAAGAACTTCCGGAATATGGTAAACAGTTCTCCGGCTATGTTTTCAGCAGACGGGTTTATGTCCGTTTTGATACCAAGCCCCATTTCATATACTTTCCAATTATTGGAACGGCACAATTTAAGAAGTTCCGTATCCATAGGATTAAGAATACAGGCATGGTCTAAAAACTCGTCAATGAAATCACCGCATACACGCTTCAATTCCTTGAAATCTATGGCATAGCCTATTTCCTTTACGTCCATATAGGAAAAAGTGGCTTCCACTTTAAAACGGTGTCCGTGAAGATTGAAACATTTCACCTTCTCGTTCATAACCCGATGTGCACTGTCAAACTCAAATACTCTAGTTACTGTTGCCATAATGATTCGATTTTTAATTCTACTTTATAATTCTTCTGTAACGATATACATCTCTGATTACTGCGGAAAAATATTCTCCCTTGCTTTCAGACTTTACAAATCTAGTCCATATAGGAAGAGGAACATTGTAATATTGGTATTCCCATCTCGGACGGTTTACAAATATCATTGTAAGTGTCCGCGACTTCCTATCATAGTCTGCTGTCATTATATTAGAAGATACAATCTGCATTTCATTCCGATTGGGTACAAAAATAGGTGAACACCGTTTTACCGATGCTCACCTACAAAGATAATAGAAATTATTTAATAATGCCAACACTGGGATTTTTCTCTTCTAGTAATGGTCTTTATGAAAAGCAACAATACGTCTATAATCTTTTTTAGACACAACCATAAGTTCATTATACGCCTGCTTTAAAGGGAAGTTTAGCAGGAATATCAGCTTTAGACCGCATAACTTTTCCTGTGGAAAGAGGTCCAACATCTTTTAATTTCGGAGTTTTAGACTTTGTTGTGGTTTTCTTATTAGGCTCCAATCCTGTTATGCCACCTCCTACTGGTTTTTTCAAAGGTTTCTTAGGAGCAGCCTTAGAGGTACTGTCCGAACCGATACTTTTAAACAGTGAGATATGCCCACGGGAAGAGTAGCTGTCATTGGCTTTCTTGTTAAGCTCCTTATACTTTTCAGCACCTACCTGTTCCTTTAGCTTTTTGGCAGCGGCTCTCCCCTCTTTAGATTTAGGGTCGTGATACCATGCCTTAAATTCAGTGGATGATAATCCGGAGGATTTAGGAGCCGGCTTTGTTTGCTTCTTGGCAGGAGCTTTCTTGGTTTCTCTAGGTTCAAGTCCGGTTATTCCTCCACCGACAGGTTTCTTCAATTTCTTTTTCGGAGCAGGTTTCGTAGTCTTGGCAGTATCCGAAGAAGCTCCGGAACGGCTCTTTTTCAGTTCGTCCAGATATTGCTGGAGTTCAAGTTTAGGGTCTGGCATCTTGGTAAGCTTAGCCTGTAATTCACCACCAGCCCCTTTCTTGCGTGCAGCCTTTTTGGCTACTTCCGCAGCAGCGTCATACTTAGCCGTGTGAGATTTTACAGTAGTAATCTTACCCGACTTAGTTTTACGCTGATAAGTTCTAATTGTTTTTTCTTTTTTCATACATTACAAAATTTTTGTTGTAACTTCTACGCCTACAAATATAGGAATAAAAATAATACTCACTATATTAAAGTAGTGAGTATTACGAAATTTAGGGGGAAA